GGGTTTATTTCGTTGCAGACTTTTACATACTCAGCAATCGTGTAGCATTTACCATCCTCCAGCTTTGGATGCTCGCCCCTAAACTCGACTAACCTTTTTGCATTCTTACTACGCATTCTTCAATTCCCCGTCATAATAATAGCCAAACTTGTCAAGATAATACTGTTTCATCATTAGCCTTTTATCACCTTCCAAAAAAGTTACATCAGCAAGCTGCATATCAATAGACTTGCTGCGGATGCTATCGGACTTGGTGATTTTATTAGCGTGCGGTGAGCCGCCCTTATCTTGCGCTTTGGTTAGCCAGCGGTTTACGAATCCCTTTATGCCTTGTTTGGTCTTGCGTTTGGCTGGGTTAGCATCGCACCATGATTCCATAGCCATAAGCTCTTGGTGTACGTTGACTGCTGGAAAGGCTCTCTGCCAAGCGATTACATCTTTTTCTTCTGGCTGCCAATCTTCTTTGGTATTTAATAGCATATTATTCCCCGAATGCTTGTTGATATAGGTGAGTCTCAACCTTGTTGAAAAATGAATCAATAGACTCTAGCTCATTGTATTTCTTTTTGCCTCCATCTTCTCGCTCAATAAGGCCATCTGAGTTCTGCCCTTTTCTTTTGATCTGACAGGTATCCCAGTAATCAGATTTCCTACACCACCCCATAAACTTTACATTAGTAGCCAGCTTCTTTCCTTTCGGAATAAGAACACTAGCAAAAACATAATAGTGACAAGGGTAATCCCTTTGGTACAGGTTGACGTGAGTATCGTAGCTTGGCAAACATTCAACAGTTCTTTGCTTGGCTTTTAGGTCAACAGTGGCTCTGCCTATCTTAAAGTCGAAATGATAGCTCGTAGCTGCTGTGTATTCATGCTCTAAAAAACGATCACTTAAAGCGCCTTTAAAAAGCAACTCAGCAAGGTTTCCAGCGTATTGACCTGAACCATTATCTAACATCGTCTTGCCGTTAAATGCTTTGTTGGTCGCCATCTCTAACGCTTTTTTGTGATTAGCTTCAGTTGGAACTAATATCATCTGAACCTCCTACAGTCAGTGATTAATACTTTTTACAGGTGTATAAATCCTCTTTGCCTTCGTCAAGTTCATCAATAAATAATTTTACAAGTTTCCTAAACTCTTTGTTTTGAACCAAACACTGTTGAAAAATATTGTGCAAAGTCCAACCAGTAATTTCAACTGACCCATACCAAGTCTCTATGCTGGCTCTTGCTGAATATATCCTGTTAGGCATTTTGACAACAGTGTTGCGAATGTCTTGCTCCCTAATACTAAACTGAGCATCTTTGTCATTCTCGATGCCATTTACTGTAAATCCCATTATGTTCTCCTATGGCTCGGCAAGCCTCGCCTAGTTATTAATAAATTATATTTTTAAATATATATTTTAGTAGATGTTATAAACCCTTTTACTTCAAAAAGTAAAATTTGCGATCAAAGGGCTAAAGCAACTTTGCGGTTAATTCGTATTCGTATCGAATCTCTAATCTATCCCTTAGCAAAAACCGATCTGCTTTGGGGGCTATGCACTGGAGGGTCAACCACGCTCTGATGTTTAATTTAAAGAAGTCATCAGCCTCTAGCCCGAATACTTTTTGTACTCTAATCTATCTCAATATAAAAATAAACCGAAAAGGTTACTTATAACCAAATGTTATAAAATCATCTATCGTTATATCCAAAGATAAGCATATCAGCTGGATAGTATGTATCTTTAAGTTCTTGCTTTTACGCCAGCGCAATACCTGCTGGGGTGAGGTGTTAGCTATTTTTGCAAGCTGTCGGCTGTTTACGCCTTTGTTGTTTTGTGCCGTTATAAGGCATTTGCCTGTATCGATTAATTCCATGATCTTAAACCTTGTGATATATTAATTGGGCGGGTTCCCCCGACTCGCAACCTCCTATGGTTTGCCCCCCGAAAGGGGGGCTTTTTTAGCCTTAAAACGGTATATCTTCATCGCCTAGCTGATCAATACCTATCCCCGCCTTTTCAACTATATTTGCAGTTTGCTGTGGCGCACCTTGTTTTGGTAGCTGAACATCATTAACAATACAGCAGACGCGCTTATTTTTAACGCCATCTTTTTCCCACTCATCAACACTTAGCTGCCCGTTAACAGTGACCATCATTCCCTTTGTGACATAGGGCGCTAGTTTCTCAGCGCGATCGTTAAACATCTTGCACGTTACCCAGCTGGTCTTTTTGTTCTCACCCCAGCCCTGATCAACAGCAACATTAAATTGGCCTACAGCCTTACCATTTGGCGTGTGACGCACCTCCATGTCACCACCTACATTTCCCGCAAATACCATTACATTAACACTCATTTTAACTTCTCCACTTGGTTTAAAATTTCCGCTACAGCCTTATCGACCTCAGCAGACAGTTTTGCGATATAGTCATCATCGCGTTCTACGCGCACTAGAACGTGCGGCATTTCTGGATGGTAGGCAAAGAAGTCCCACCACTCCCGTTTGGTTATCCACATACAGCCTTGGATTTGCTGCCAGTATTTCTTAACACCAACCTGCGGGTCTCTGAGATAGCTGACCATAGTTTTAGGCGCAGGGCATTTAATCTCCAAGCCACCCTCATCGCCTATCAGGCCATCAGGCGAACAGCCAAACTCAAAGCTAGTATCAAGGATAAAGCCAGTCTCGATTACATCATTGCCAGATATGAACTCATATGCCTCTCTAGCTTCATTTTCTAAATTTTTCCCACGCTCCATCCACTCAGTAATGTGAAACGGCTCAGATTGCCCTGTAAGGCGTTCTGCAATCAATTCATTGACATACCCATCAGCAGAGGTGCTAGGCTTCCCAGTAAGCGTAATTAGCTTGGAAAACATACTAGCGGATGGCTTGCCCAGTCGTGCAGCAAGCCATTCTGGTGAACCCTGCTCATGGTCAAGGATGATCACTTCTTGGCCTCTAGTGCGGCAACAGCGCGGTCATAATGTACAGCCAGAACCTGATCAATAGACTTAACCTTTAGCCATTTACAGAACTTAGCTTCATCGCTTTCGGTATCATCAAGAAGTTTCTTGATAGTAATTACCTCGTCTTCAGTGATTTTCTTCTTATCATCACCGCGCAGCATTGCAGACTCTGCATCATCGTCAGCAGTTGGGATGCCAGCGATAGATTGCAAAGCGTACCGCCTCGCATACGTTATGGCTGACCCTGAAGCCTGTGGGTCTTTCTTAACAGTTGGCAGGGTGTATTCCATCTCCAGCCACTGACCCGATATGTGCATCAGGCGGGTAGATACTCCAACACCGTTTTCATTGCTTACTGGGAACTGGGTATAGCTTAGGCCGTTATCAGCAAAGGGCTGCTTGATCGCCTTAATTACAGACGTTAGATCGGCATAGCTTGATTTAAAGAAAGGATTGGCACTGTCTTTAACAGCACCGCCCATTTGACCCTGCGCGTTACATAGTGCGCTGGCTAGTTCATTGATTGATTCGCTTGATTTCATTGTGACCTCCTACAGTCTCCAAATTCTATATCCGTTCATTTGCTTTCTAGTTGTTGCATTAATTCCAAGCCCTTGCATCGTCAAATAAAACGATTGACACTTGCTAAATGACTTAAAAAAGATTGAATCTCCAGATTCCATTTTCAATGCAACCTTTTGATTTTCTCCGCACCCTTTACTGCTTTTGTGCGGAACTAACTCGACACCCCTCTCAATTTCCACTTGCACCTCCTACAGTCTGTTCTTTCGCGTACTGCTCACCATATCCAACATAGTAAGCCTCTGATTGCCCTTCTAGGGCTTGATAGCCTAAAACGCAGTCGTACTCACCGCGCTCCAGATCGTTTAGATCGTTGATTCCCATATTGCCTCCTACAGCAAATGCCCCCCACAGGGGGCGATTAGATTAATATCTACACTTAAATATTGGCTATATCGCGATAATATGGCTCGTCGCTTAATTTGTTTTCATCAATAAAGCCCAAGACAGAACAGGCAATAAAATAGTCGTATTCTTCTGTTCCTTCTTCATCTTCACAAGTCCAAACATTGCAATACGCTACTTGTATATCTCCCAAAGCCTTTTCTGCCGCCTTGCAAGTCTTAGCTTGAATCTCTAGTTTAGCTAGTGCTTCACATAAACGTTCTTCGTAATTTTGCATTTTGTTGCCCTTTCTTTATTGAATGAAGTTACATATTAGTCTATCTAAACCATAAAGTAAACTATTTTGTTAATTAATAGGCAAAAAAAAGCCCCGCGCTTGGCAGGGCTATTGTTCTATGTGGAACTAGTATGACCAGATCGCAGGGCAGGGGAAGCCGTCTTCTTCTGTGCAGGCATCTAGGTGGATAAATCGACCCGATCCTTTCTGCTGAATGCCTATTCTCTGTATACCATGCTTCTGGGCCACTCTGATGATTTCTAAGGCGTTTTCTCCGCTGGCTAGTATGTCTACTGCCTTGGCATGGGTATGCGCTCCTTTGACCTCTTTACGGGCCTCTACGGGGTGTTCTGGACACCTGTAAGCAGAGGATAGTGCAAAGCTGAACCCGCACTCTTCACGAATTGCATTAAGGGTAGCCAAAAACCCTAAATCAAATTCTACTTTACCGCACCCGCATTTGCAGGTCAGTTCTTTGGCTTTGAAATAGCCTTCTTCTTTCTTCGGTGCTTTAGCCATTTTACTTTCCTTCTATGTTCTTGGTCTTTTCGAAGCTACGCATACCGCCTAACCCTAATAGACCGCCAAGTATAGGCATAAGTGTACCACCATCTGCTTGCGGTATCACAATGCCGAATCCAGCAGCAATAGGTGAGATTAAGTAGTTGACTCCAAGGGCAAGGACGCAGACCCAGCCTGTTGCTGGTCGCCAAGAGCTTTGGAACCAGTTTCCTTTGGCTTCTTGAGTATTGAGTTTAACCTGTGCCAGTGCAAGTTCCTGTGCGTGTTTATCCGACAAGGTGCTGATTTCGTGCGCGAGTTTAGCTTTTTGATCTTTGTCCTCGATAAATTTATCTAGCAGCCCAGTAACGGGGCCAATGAGTGAAGTGACGATGCTCATACAATACCTTTCTCAATTAAGAACAAGCCGATAATTAGGGGATACATACCCCAAAGCATTAGCTCGCTTTTCCTGAACCTTTCGGCACCATCATCTAATCGCTTTTCGATGTTGGCGTATCGGATAGCACATTCCTTCTCGTGGCCTTCCAGCCTAATAAGTGCCTCTTTGACTGTAGCCATTATGAGTTCCTAACCAGTATGGCTTCGACAAAAATGGAAACCTCGTTATCAGAGCTTGAGCTTTTGCACTCAAAGTGAAAGTCGGTTTTTTCATCAATTCTGAAAGGCACTTGGCGGTCAAAGCTAATGCTCTGCGAGAAGGTTGCTTCTGCAACCCTTAAAGTTCTGCCAGCGGCATTTTTAGCCACGTTTCTTAAATAAAGATACTTTTGGCCATTAACAGTGCCAGAGGTGCAGTCGATTCTAAAAAGATAGATGCTGTGGCCTGCGGGTACGGTGTAGACAGATGATTGCGTGGTTCCAATAGTAGCGCCTATAAATGCGTACTTGGTGCCGCCATTGCTGATGCTGATATCACCTACGTTAGAGCCAGCTAGTATGACTGCGCTATTTATGCGGAAGAATGTTGCGCTAGTGGTTACTGCTGAAGTTCCTGTGAGGGTAACGGTCTCGCTGATAGCATCGTAATTTGCGTCAAGACCATTGATCAAAACTTCCATAGTATCTGATGCCGATGAACTCACCACACTCATAGCAACCGCAGAGCTAGGATAGACATAGTTGCCGCCATCATCCCAGATAGTCTCGTAGGCTGTACCCACTGTGCGATTGAAGCCAAAGATGTTAAGCGGCTGAGTATCCCAGATATTACCTTTGACTATATCGTGCAAAAGGTGCGGGGTGGGTCGAGCTTCATCGAACTGATACATCAGCTTTCCTCTTCTTCCTTGAGGCTGCCAGTCAGCATAGCGACAAATGCATCTTTGCCAACGGTAAGCTGGTCAAGGTTAAATTGTGTGGATTTGATTTTACGGTCAAGATCAGCGCAATGATTTACCATCGCTTGCTGCTGCTCGGTTAGGTCTTCGTATTGGTATTCAACGTCATTGATCGTAATGGGGGTGGTTTTTTTCTCGCCCATGTTAATCTCCTTTCAGGTTAGTTTGGCTTTATTGCCAGTGAACAGTCATTCTATTAAATTAATCCGCTGGTTACTAGATAGTAACTGCCAGCAAAGAATGCCAGCACAAAAATAGTGGCCCCAATGTTCTTTACTGCGTCACCTATCTGACGTTGCTTCTTTAGCTTTGCCAGCCGTATCTTCTCCAGCTTGTGCTTGTGATCCATTAAAGACTTGTTCTGGATCATCAACATATCTCGCCAGACAGCTTTAGGCGTTATCTTCTTTAGCTCCTTCTCCTGTTCTCGTATGGCGTTCTTAGCCCATGCAAGCTCCAGAGCCTCTTCCTGTGTCAGTACATGATCGCCTGCCTTAGTAGCCTCTTCAATGCTCTCTACAGCTACCTTGCTGTCAGTGAGGCTAGTAAATAATCCCGACAGACCTGACAAGTGATCCCCAGACTCTTTAACGGTAGCAATGCCATCGTTAAGAGCCTTGAGGATACCTACAACTGCTGAGATTTCCGCAATCATTTACTTCTCCGCTATTGGAGCCACAGTTACAAAGCGCAGTACAGTGACACAGCTTGCAATTATACAGCCAACAGCGGCTTGTCCTGCTGGCGACACAGGCAAGAAGCCTACATAGCCTTGCAGTATGCTGAGGATGGCCAGAGCAATTGAGAACTGTACAGTCTTAGACTTTAGGGCTTTGAATATAATGTCCATTACCAAGGAGTTCCTGTAGCTACAGCAGGAGCCTTAGACTCTGCAATCTGTGCAGCGATAGAATCTTCTACAGCGGTCACTGTTTCTTCGCCCATGCTGTCCTTGCACCAGCCAATAGCCTGAGTTTCTGTGATGTCTGCATAGGGAATAAAGCCTTCAGCAGAGCTGTCAGGAGTAAAGCCGCAAGTGCCATAGCTGCTGCCTGTGTGAGTGTCTTCGCCCACTACTTCGCTGTCTGATGCTCGCCAGTGTGCAACAACTACACCGTCATCTGATGTGTTGCGTTCTAGTGTTGAGATTGTCCAAGTTACTGCCATGATTTTATTCCTCTAGTTGTGCAACACGGTTGCGTAATGATTGTATTTCTTTGATTAACATTGGGACTAGCTTGCTGTAGTCCACACCCATCATGTCTTCTGAGTCAGCATCGCCAGACACAGCTTCTGGTGCAACAGTCTGTAGCTCCTGTGCAATCATGCCGTAGTCTTGGTGAGAGCCATCAGCTTTCCAGTCAAACTTGCGTACTTGGATAGCGTCTACTTTGCTGCCTGCGTCATCAGCGTCTGCAATGTTTTCCTTGAGGCGTTGGTCTGATGAGGTGTTGTAGTCTGTTGCGTTGCCTCCACTACTAGTAATAGAACCGACTTGCGTTCCGTTGATTCTAAAAGTGATGTATTCGCCACCACTAGTCGTTGAGGTGTTTAATGTAATGTTACCACTATTACTAATTGTAGTGCCGTTAACTCCATTAACAGAACTAGTACCCACCAACAGGTCGCCTGTGTTCTGCTTAATACGAACCGCTTCGCCTACGTTTGGAACCCAGAACTGTATATCCCCACTTTGCTGATTGTATATGCCTGTGTTGTATACTCCGCCTACATAAGCACCGCCTGATAGGTAGAGGTCTTTGAAGCGA